TGTTATTGGATATCCCGATGCAGGTGTTGGGAAGAATGTGTTATCTAATACACTAATAACAGGATCAGATACGCCAACTGAGCTTGTTCCAACTATCTGGCTTCTAGCACTTTCATTTAGAACTTCGTAACGCACTGGCAAGTTACCAGAGCGCATCCACGCTTCATTGTTCACGTTGTTATTACGCAAACGATGCACTGTGATGTACTTGCCCTCAGGACCACGTAGCATCCAATCAATAAATCCAGCGCCATACCATGTCCATTGTACCGCAACCATCTGCATCTTAATGGGAATTATTCGATATCCACTAGGATTAAATGCATCATTTGATCCATCGCAACGATCTACATTCCATTTACTCTGCGGGACTGAGTAATCAATTGTTTTAGCTGCTTTAATACCGCTGATTGATGCATATCCACGATATTGCGGATTAACATACATTAGTGTGTCATTACTAACTTGCGTTACAATGTGACTCATACCGCGTATAACTATGCGATCGCCTGCTGCCAGTTGTGTAGTAAATCGTGTGTTAATACCAACAATTTGTCCAGAACCTACAACTACGTTAATTGTACCTGCCAATTGAAATGTTGAACTGCGTTTAACAGCAGATATAATTTGGCCGTCGTATTGGAAAAATACACCGTTTTGTTCATCGTACGTTCCGCTACGTACACTTGCTCCATACCAGTTACTTAAACTTAAAAAGCAAGGATCTGAAATTGCAGCAGATCCAGCTGCGCCCAATGTTTGATTTGCAACAACTGTAAGTGTACGCTCATCAATAATGTTACCAACAGTATATGTTCCGTTGTATCCAGATGTTATAACTCCAGTTAGTGTAATAGTTGCACCTACTTGAGCACCGTGATCAACGTCATCTGTTGTAATAGTAATTGTTGCACCAATATTTGTGCTGGATGCTACTACAGATCTTACATCGTAATTTGGAGCCATTAACAAGCCAGTATTAAAGTTAATTGATTTACCAGATTGATAACGAATATACTTTTTACTCATACGTATTGCTTGAGCACCGTGACTTGGTAAACTTGTACCTAAACTTACTCCACCGTCAAACGGTCTATGAGAATAAAAGCTGTCACTTCTTGCATATAACGCTGCTACAATAGGTGTGCCTGTTTGTATAAATCCAGGACTACGTGCAGTGTAAGTCATCTGATTAGCAATAACTTGGCCAGCTACTGTATTTGTACTTACGCTTTCTACAAAGTACGGACCAGCCACAAACAAATGGTTATTTGTTCCCGTGTCTGAAGTTACGTAAGTTAGTAGTGTACTTCCTGGAAGTAATCCGTGGGGCGCATTGCCCGTGTTAACAGTGACTACGCAGAATCCATTTGTACTAATAAAAGTTGCGGTAGATCCAATACTACTAGTGGTGTTAAGCTGATATGTTCCAGTTTGTCCTGTAGTACCTGTAAGCTGACTTACAATTGATGTTAAACTTGGCACTGTATTATTTGCACTTAGTGCAATGCCCTGCCCTGGTGCTAAAGTACCACTTTGAACTTGTGTAACTGTTAGTACTGTTCCAGTAATAGAAGCGGTAAAGCTACAACTTGTAACCGGGGTGCTGACTGTATAAGTTGGGTTGCTGATTGCAACTCCAAACAAGTAACCAGTATTTGTACCTGCGGTTAATGGAATTGCACTGCCCACAGCTGCAGTCATAGACCCTGTTGCGGTTGTTTGAATCATCACAGAAAGAGTTGCTGAGGTGCTTAAAATAGCATTTCTACTATCAATGATCTGATACACATAATATGTGGTTGCTTGTAAGTTACCAAATGTACTACCAGAAAGAGCAACAGCTTCACCTACAGTCATGTTATTAGTTGTGGTAAAGGTCACTGAATTATTAATAGCGTTTGTTGCGGTAACTGTAGCGTTATAATTAATATTATTACTCAATGTTAGTGTGGTACCACTAGGTATACTGGCAATATAATATTGTGTTCCTGCAACCAAGCCACCAAAACTTGCGCCACCAGTAACATACATATTGCCGCCCGTTGTTGTAGTTAATACTGGATTAGTTGAGCCGCTTGAAACTGTCACAACTGTAATTGTTTTTGTATCAATGATACTTTGTACGTAGTAAGTACTACCAGTAGTCAATCCACCAAAACTAGTTCCCGAGAACAGTAATGGCATGTTAGCATACATACCTATGGTAGATCCCACCGTGATATAATTAGTTGAATTATTAGTTGCAACAGCGTTGGTAATAATTTGATTAACAGTGAATGGTGATCCCACTGACATACCAGTTGTGCTTGTTACCGTTACTACGTTGCCAGTACCGTTAGTTCCAGTAACTGTACAATTAATAACTGCATTAATAGCAGATCCTGAATAGTAACCGCCTGCACGTAATTGAATGAATGGAGTATAGATACTATCGCCGTTACTAAAACCTACTTTACCTTTGGCAATAAAAGTAAATTGTGTTGAGTTTACAACTGTGTATACAAAGAAAGATCCCTCAGCACGGTCGAAACCTGTAATAGCTGGATTAAATCCTTTGATAGTAATTGGCTGTCCTGCAATATAATTATGCGCAGAAGCTGTGGTAATTGTGATAATACTTTCTGCTGTGGAAGAGCCGCCAGATTGTGTGCTGGCATCTGAAGTTGCAGCTGAAACAGTTATGTCAGTGCCTGGAATTTCATAAATGCTAGGTATACCACGTTGTTGACTAACAGTCAACCATTTGGTTGGTTGCATACCATATTCAAAGTCAGCATCAAGTAAACTTTGCGGAGCCGCTACACGCATACGCTCAAACGCATCTGTACCAATTTCTGGACTTCTTACATATTGAAATGGACTTTCGTAAAAAATCTGTATTGCATCACTGCTGATAATACTATTAGTTGAAATACTAGTTATTGTGGCAGCATTTAACTGGATAATAGTATTACCGTCGGTATTGTCCAATGCTGTTATAAAATTTGTGTCGTTTGCACGGACGAATGATACAGAAGTTCCTAAATAGGAAGGATCTGCAAAATTATAAAGTATAACGTTCTTAGTAGTATCGGTAATAACTAATAATTGTTGTAAATCTATCTTACCAGGTACTTCAATTTGCCCTAGTGCTGCATTAAAAACGTACTGTCTAAGTTGACTCTTTGCCATTTCATTCTCCGTGGTTCTATATTTATGCTTATATTAACGTCACTGTACATGTAATGATATGTGAAGTTAGCACAAGACTGCCCAGTATATTATCTATAGTGTATTTATGACGCTTGTGTATACGACTTAGTTAACGGACACCAGTGGTTTTTCTTGGGTAAGTTTGTCCTGTTACTGGGCGAAATCCGTAATTTTGTTTAGGAAATGTAGAACCAGTATGTATTGATTTATAAATGCTAGTTCCGTTAGGTGGTCCTAAGCCGGTTACAGCATCCCAGCCAACAGTTCCTGCGTATCCACTATTAATTACGGTATTATTTGTTCCTACAGTTATATCATAAAAAGCACTGGTATTACCATATGCTATAGTATTCCAGTCAGCACTAGTTCGTCGAACTCCGGTGAGTTGTTGAAATCTAGCAAGCATACCTGCCATAGTTGGGCTTGATAAACTAGTACCGCCATAGCCAGAAATTGATCCGTTATAATATAAAGCGTAAGCGTTCATAGGAGCTGAAAAATCAGGAGCACCTCGATTAGACAATGCTGTAGGACTACCTGTTACTCCGCTAGTAATAGGAGTATAGAATAAACCAGATTGCCAACTAGGTAATGAAAATACTGTACTTACGCCACCGCCACCGCCCCATGTACTACCAAACGCACTGTCTCTATTATCATCGGTTTCTGTTAAACGTCCATTGCTACCATTTAGAGTAAGTCTAGTACCACCGACAGATATAACATTAGGGCTAGATGCTGGATAGCACAATCCAATAGTGCTACCAGTTGTTCCTACCACTGAACCCCAGTCACCCGACGCTGCAAGTACTGTTATTCCAGCATTAGTTGCATTGGTAAAATATTGTTCGTCCGATGTGTATTCATTAGTAGCCCAACTAATTGTAATAATGTGCATACCATCAGCAATTGCTTGTGTTAGCATACTTTGGTATGTACTACCTATGTAGATAGTAATGCTAGCTTGCGGAGCCATAGTGGCCGCACAAAAAATATCTACAGTATTTTCTCCGCTTGCGCCATCGTGGAATGTATTTCCTCTTGAAAAAACACCAGTCTGACCGTCTAGTAATACTTGTGTAACTGTTGGTACTGCGTATGCTGAAGATAGTAGACCGGCTGATTGTAAGTCTGCCCATGATTTATTAAGATCAGATTGTAAAAATCCACCGCCAAAGCTGAGAATTCCGATCTTTACACCAAACCCAGAAGAACTAGGAATATTGTATGCTATTGCAATTTGAGGAGGAGTAAGTCGGCCAGCAACTGGTAACGCAGATGGTGCTTGCCCTGTTGCGGGATCAATTAAATCTACTTCAAATAAATGTGCTGATTGAGCTTCCATATTAATTGCTTACCTAATGTTGATCAGCCAATATTTTAAGATTCTGTTTGTAATATAGTAAGTGTTACAGTTATAACTGAAGCAGATGCTCCGTTATTATAAATTTTAAGAGGAATACTAGTTGTAGGTGTTGCTTCACTACTATATCCCACAATTGCTGGACTAAAATATTGTGTAGTTCCTGTTGTTGAAATCATTTCTGCAATGACTCCTGAACCAGGAGTTGGATCAGTAGTAATAGCTCTGGATGCATCTGAAGTTCTTGCTGCGGTACTAGAATAAACAGTAACCCAGGCACCATATGAAGTTTGAATACTATACAACATATAGCCTTTATAGCCAGTTATGGTATAGTTGGCACTAGATCCTGCCGCAATACTACTAGTTGTGACTGATACAGATGTTCTACTAGCAGCAACAACCGTTACAGTTTGCGTTACCCAACTTAAAGATCCAGAACCGTTAGTAGTTAATACTTGCCCAGCTGTTCCTCCAGTTATTGATAAATTTCCAACAGGACCTAAATTAGTGGATCCAGTAAACGTGGTTTGACTATTAAATGTTACTGCATTACCAAATGATAAAGCACCGCTAAAAGTTGCTCCGGCACTGAATGTAATAGCAGAACTAAAAATTGCACTTGAATTAAAAGTTACTGAAGAACTAAATGTAGTTGACCCGCTTACAGTTCCGCCAGTGAACAGTGGAATAACAGGTGGAGTAAATGTAAAAACACCAGATAAGTTATTATAAGATAAACCACCGCTTCCGCTTGCGGTTGCTGTAGACACACTAAGAGCTGTTAGCTGAATTCCCGACACCGCATTGCCAACTAAGTCTGCAGAAGGTATCCATTTTCCTTGAGATGTACTATATTTTAATACTTGACCGTCTGAAGGGCTTGTAATATTAACATCGGTCAATCCTGATAATGTAGTTGAACCGTTAATTGTAGTGCCGCCGCCGCCGCTTACTGTTGCCCAACTTAAAACACCATTCCCGTCAGTAGTTAATACTTGACCAGCGGTTCCTCCGGCAATCGTAACATTACTAATCAATCCTAAATTAGTTGTTCCTGTGTTCGATAACGGGCCAGAAATTGTCAATCCAGTTAGTGTTCCAAGTATATTAACAACACTAGAACCCAGTGTGGTCTGAGATAGTAAAGTTTGTCCAGCTGTGGTTATTTTTGCTCCGGATACTAGTTCAATCCTATTACCAGCCACTGTTAAGGTTTGCGTAATAAGATTTCCCGAAACGTCTACTAAAAAATACGGACTAGTAAATCCAGAGTCTGATCTAAATAATTTTGAAATAACAGTCATAGGTATACGATGCCTTTAAGCCAGGGCTACTGCAAATGCGGCTGCAATTTTTGTAGCATATTGCACAGTTACTGCACTTGAATTACCTGCTGGTGCTGAAGACATCGACACTGAAGTAAATGTGCCGGGCGCAGGAGTGGTGCCACCAATTGCCACGTTGTTCATAGTCCCAGTAGCTGCACTTGTTATACTGATCACTCCGCTACCTGTTGTTGATAAACTGATATTATTTGCACCTGCTGCAAGTGTTACTTGGCCGCTTGTTGCTGACAAACTAGTAAACGCTCCGGACGCCGGGGTTGTTCCACCGATTGACATATTATTAATTGAACCGGTTGTTCCTGGATTAATAGTCACCGATCCTGATCCGGTTGGAGAAATTGTAACACTGGCATTGGCTGGGCTAATTGAAACTGTAGAAGTTGCAGTTAATGTAGTAAAATTGCCAGGCTTTGGAGTTGATGCGCCAATAGTTACGTTATCTAATGTTCCAGCAACTGCTGGATTGATAAACACTGAGTTAGTAACCACAAGATTTGGTGTTGAAAAGTTGCTTTGTGACCCAATTGTCAGTGTATTAGTCAGCGGATTTGTTGAAATTGTAATACCGTTATTACCAACAACAGTTAATGTGTTGTTGGTAGCATTTAAGCTAATTTGCGATTGGCTGGGCGAAGCAATGTATGTATATCCGTTCATGCTGCTATTACTCCAAGTAATAATTTTGTTAAGTTACCTACTGTTATAAGACTAGTAGGAGTTGTTCCGGGATTGGTAATTTGTAAAGTAGTAAATGCACCACTTCTAGGTGTTGAGTTGCCTACTGTTATATTATTCATAGATCCGCGTGTACCAGAAGATGCACTAAATGTTGAACTACCAGTGGTTGATATTGTAAAATTTTGATTAGTCGAAACTAAACTTGTTGCATTGTTGGATGACAATGCGGTAAATGCCGCTGATTTTGCAGAGTTGGCACCTATTGTCATACTATTAATCGATCCTGTTGCACCGGATGACATTACCACAGCGCCTGTTCCTGTTGGAGATATTGTAATCAACTGATTAACGCCAGTAGCAATTACAGTGCTGGATGACAGCGACGTAAACGTAGCTGGTTTTGCAACTAGAGATCCAATTGTGGTATTATCAATACTGGATGTACTAACAGCCGTTATGTTTATAGAATTATTAACAGTCAAGTTAGGAATGTTGCCCAACGTGGTAAATGTTATAGTATTTGTACTAGTATTAGTTGTAATACCAATACTGGTATCGGTATTTACAAAATTAATAGTGTCTAATATAAAACCTGCTGACAGGATTGCTTGCCCTGGTACTATTACTTGTGCAATATTACTGAGAAATACACGGCCATAACTGTCAAGAGTTACACCAGGTAATGCGCTGCCAGTCCAATTAAGCCCAGTGCCTATTTGGCCTCCGGTACTGTCTGTTTCACCTGTGGTAGAATGTATTTCTAAGTTATTAACCCGCTGACTGTATGTTGCGTTTAGTACAAGATTGACACCTAATAATGGTGTAGTGCCGTTGGCAGCATAATACGGGCTTGCTATCAAATTCACTACTGAATTAGTAACTGTTGCAGTATATTGAACTAGATCTCTTCCTAAATTTGTGCGACCGTATACAGTTATTGACGCTTGATCGTCCCTTGCAGATAGTAATATTTCTACATGTTCTATATCATCTTTACCGTATTCTACTGCTATTTTATAACTTGCACTTTTAAAGTCTTGGAGATACCAACTATCTATTACAGTATTTGGTGCAATAGAGAACATCTTTCCTTGGAAGGAAAATCCGGTCCTGTCTCTAAATTTTAGAGTATTACCCAGGCCTTTTATAAAATAATCAGTAAAATTCATGTCTGCTCGCTATGATCATATATTTATTCAATCTGGACCTTGTTTGCATCCAGTCAAAACACTAGCATACTAGTGTAAAATATGCTAAATTAACACACTATATCAAGGAACAAGTATGAGCAGACAAGAAGGCATGGTTACTAAAGGTTGGGGGTATGAGCTTATTTGGGCTACTAACGATCATTATTGCGGCAAAATAATGGTTTTTACAGATGCAGGGTCAAAATTTAGTATGCATTTTCACAAAGAAAAAACTGAAACTTGGTTTGTAAATTCAGGTAAATTTATTCTAAGATACATAGATACAACAAATGGTGCTTTAATTGAGCGCAATCTTGATCAAGGAGATGTGTGGCACAATAATCCTTTGCAACCACACCAATTAGAAGCACTATTGCCCGGGAGTACAATTCTAGAAGTTAGTACAGCAGATTCTGTAGAAGACAATTATAGAATTGTGCCCGGCGATAGTCAGCTTACGCCCGAGTTGAAAAATCAAAGTTAATAACTATTCTATAATCTTCTTCAGTCGGTGAAGAATCTGAATAATACTGAGCTCCGTCAAAACAGACAAACCTGTTGGCTTTTGCTTCTACTTCTTTAGCTACTGTAGAGATACCGTTATATTTTTCCTTAAAACATCCATGACTAGCATCTTTAAAATCTTTGTATTTAGAAATATCTGTGTGAAAATCGTAAGTTTCGTTGAAGATTTTGGTAGATGCGGTCGAGTCTGTTAGATACAATATTGCCGATGTATGTGGAAACGGAATATTGATAGTTGGATTATCTACATAAGGTTTATCAGTTTTAGTTTGCATAGTAACCTGTATCCTAAAAATCTCATCAACTTGCGCTCCGGTCTGTTCAACAGCTGCAAACAATAATGGTTCCAATGTACTGGCAAAGGGTGTATATTTTTGGCCGTTGTCTAAAGGTACATTTGTGAAAATAGCAGGTTTATTTTTATTAAAGTTCCACGGAAATGAATGAAATTCCACAATGTCAGTAACCAGTTTAAACACCGATGATGAAAGTAAATTATCAATTATAATCATGTTATATCCTTTAGTTGTTTAAAATAGAGTCAACCCACTGTCTGTGATCTACAGGATTTTGGTGTACACTATTTTTTATTTGTTGATTTGTGTGAGATACTTGTTCAGCATATTTTTGTAACCACTTAGTGGTTAAATATTTTTTTATATTTTCTTGATTATCATATTTTCCATGACCGTAAGCAATACAGTTAAAATTCATGGATGTAAACATTTTTACATCTGAAGTAGATATACTATCAAAATTATTTAAATAACTTGTTGACATTTTTTCTTCTAAATCTAATAACCAGTCTGGTTTATTGTTGGTTAAATATCTCCAAAATTCAGAATCTGTTCTATTGGTATTATAAAAATGCCTTACATATTCAAAACTATTTGTATACACATCCTGAAGTACTTTATTGTAAGATCTACGATCCATTGGTAACGGACTAAAATTGTTAAGTTTGGTCATAATATCTAATTGAAGATATGTATGATGTAAACTAGTAGCCTCTAACGGCTCCACAAACCCGCTGGCTAGTCCGATTGCAACACAATTTCCAATCCAAGATTCTTTGAAATAACCATTATTAAATTTAATAACTCTGTCTGATTGTAATTCAACATTGTGATTTTTTAATAACCATGCGTTAAAATCTATTTTAGCTTCTTCGTCGGTCATGAACTTACTTGAATAAACATAGCCAGTGCCTCGACGATTACTTAACGGAACATCTAATATCCAGCCATTTTTAGTAGCTTCAGCTGTTGTGTAGGGTGGAATATAATCATAATGTTTAAATATTGGGTTAGGAATTGTTCTATCTGTGGGTAATTGTTCAGATATATCAATCCATTCGGGATTAAGTTGGCTAATCAATGCTCGTTGATATCCTGTACAATCTACAAATAAATCGGCTGTGATAATTTCGCCAGTGTTTAATCTAATACTTTTAATATTATTATTTTCTACTTCAACGTTTTCTACAATAGCATCAATTGTTTTAATACGGTCTTTAAATTTTTTCTCAATATATCTTCCAACTAATGTAGCATCTACATGCAATGCATGACGATATAATAAATTATTAGCATCAGGAATTACATTATTTTCAAAATAAAATTTACTATAACCTTGTCCGCCATCATAAGTTCCATTAGCCATGTCGTAAGCGTCTAGTAAATTAAATTGTTGTGCTACTCTGTCAAGCCGATTCATGCATTCGTTAACAGGAAAATTATGAAACCACCAATGATCAGGTTTAGTCCAATTTTTAAATTTTAATCCTAATTTAATTGTAGCATTACAATGCTTAACTAATTCTACTGTTGTAACTCCAACTCCCCTGAGGTAATTATCAAACATCATAGTAAGGCTTTCGCCAACGCCAATTCCTGGTTTACTATGATCGTAAATAGACACTACTTCAACTAATTCGCCCCAATAACTTTTAAAATAAGTCGACGCCATTACTCCGGCTGTGCCTCCACCGATGACTACTATTTTCATAATGTATTTTCTCTTATAAATGTCAATGCTTTTTTATGTGATATAACTTCAGAATTATCAGCTTTATAGTATTCAGTAAGCTCGTCTATAATCCGATCAGCTCGATTTTTAATTTCCTGATCTTGGGAGTCAAATTCTTTTAATATTGAATCAATATTAAATAATTTTAAACCATGCAATACTAATAGAAAATGTAATTCTTTAAACAGCACGTATCTGCTAAGTCCTGAAAAATCTTCTCGTATGGGCAACTTAGTTTTCCAAACATTCATTTTTTGTTTTAGACTTTCCGGTAAAGGTACATTAGAAATTTTTTGCCAAAAAGCTGTATCTTGTCTCGGTGTTACAAAATGTAAAACAATAAAATCTCGAATATTTTCTATAATGTCATTAAAAGATTTATTATAATTTGCTATTACAGTCTCATTATAATTTACTAATTTATGCATTAACATAAATGTTTGCTGGATAGTGGTACCAATGCTAGAAGCTTCTAGAGGCTCCACAAAGCTACTACTGAGCCCGATTGCACAACAATTATTAATCCATGCTCGGTCCACGGAACCTGGGTCAAACTTAATATGTTTACCTAACGTAATCGGTGTTCCTAGAAATTCTTCTACCTCTTGTTGGGCTTGTTCTGGAGTTAAGAACTCATCATCATAAATGTATCCGTTACCCCAACGACCGTATGTTGGAGTGCTGAACATCCACCCATATTTCATTGCTTGAGATAACGACCACATGTTATAGTTGTCTGTGTCAGACGTTTGAAATACAATTGCTGAATTAGTTTTTAAATACTTGCTATGGCTTATCCACTTTGCACCCATTTTAGAAATTAATATTTTTTTAAAGCCAGTACTATCTATATAAAAATTGCTTTTATAAGTAGAAGTAGTGCTAGCAATATAATCTATTTCGCCAGCTTCATTTAAAATAACATCAGTTATTTCATCGTTGATAATTTCAATTCCTTTATCTGTAGCAATTTTAGATAAAAATTCATTTAACTTAAAAGTATTAAAATGGTATTGCGCCACTGGGGACTGGTTTTCTTTCAGGTAACGTGAATTTAATTTATTTTTCCAGAATGACTCTCCAGATAATTTACTAGATTCAAATCCTTGTGAAATTAACCTGCCGTAGATGTACGGGTATTCGCCCACTAGTTCATCGTATCCATTTTGAATGCTGTGCATATAATCAGGAACACCCCAGTCTTTAAATACAATTCCAATTTTAAATGTTGCATCTGTTTGTTTAATCATGTCTGCAAGATTTATTCCTACAAAAGAAGCAAACTCGTGCCAGTGTTCAGTTGATCCTTCCCCTACTCCAATTATACCAATTTTTTTAGAGCAAATTATTGAAATATTATAATCTGGAAATCGTGTTTTTAAAATCAAAGCAGAAATCAACCCGGCAGTTCCGCTGCCGACTACATTGATTTTAAATTTTTCATTCATCTTGATTTCCTGATTTTTGTATGCTATTATATAGTCATAACCTAGTAGGGTGCATAAAATTTATGATAATTACTTTACTAGAAAGGCAATCAAGATGAGAACAAAAATCGACAAAATAGTTGTATTAGGAGGAGGATCTGCTGGTTGGATGACTGCCTCTACGCTTATTAATTTTTTTCCTGAAAGAGAAATTGTCGTAATCGAAAGTCCCGATATGCCTATTGTGGGCGTGGGAGAAAGCACTCTAGGAACTATAAGACATTGGATGTATTCACTAGGAATTGATGAAAAAGATTTCATGAAATACACTAATGCTTCTTACAAAATGAGTATTAAGTTTACTGATTTTTATGAAAAAGATGCAGGATCTTTTCATTACCCGTTTGGAGCTCCAGTTTTAACAGATGCGCCAAACGGACTTCAGGAGTGGCAAGCTAAACGTGCGCTTTATCCAGATACACCTGTTGAAGATTATTGTAGAACTTATCTTTCTAACATGCCGTTAATCGAGTCTAATAAATTTAGTAAAAACGAGCATGGACTATTTGATGAGTATCGTCCAGAAATGCATGTTGCATATCACTTTGATGCGGTATTATTTGGTCGATGGCTTAAAGAAAGTTACAGTTTACCTAAGGGTGTAAAATTAATTACAGGCACAGTTACTGATGTTTCAACATCTGAAATTGGTATTGATAAATTAACATTATCTGACGGAACAGAAGTTACTGCAGATTTATTTGTAGATTGTACTGGCTGGAAAAGCATGTTGCTAGCAGGTGCATTGAAAGAACCGTTTAAATCTTATGCAGACATCTTGCCAAGTAATCGAGCATGGGCATGCCAGGTTCCGTATGTTGATAAGGAAAAAGAACTTGAACCGTATACTAACTGTACCGCAATTGGTCACGGTTGGTGCTGGAATATTCCATTATGGACTAGACTAGGAACAGGTTATGTATACAGCGATAACTTTATTTCTCCAGAAGATGCTAAAGAAGAATTTAAACAATATCTAATGAGTGATAAAATGGCTGTTCCTCGAACACAGGAGCAAGTAGATACTTTAGAGTTTAGAGATATTCCTATGCGAGTTGGAATACACGAACGTACTTGGGTTAAAAATGTGGTGGCAATAGGGTTGAGTGCTGGATTTATTGAACCGTTAGAAAGTAATGGATTATATTCAGTACATGAATTTTTGTTATCTTTAGTATCTGTTTTACAAAGAACACATATTACCCAATGGGATAGAGACGTTTATAATTCACAAGTCGGTGGTACATTTAATACATTTGCTGAATTTGTTTCTCTTCATTATGCATTGAGTATCAGAGACGATACTAATTTCTGGGATAACATAACGTCAAAAACGTTTTGCCCAGGAATAGTAGACATGTCAATTAAAAGTACAAGTAATACTTTTTTTGATTTAGCCTGGAGGAAACTTGCTGTTTTTAGGCATAACGAGCAGGGCGGTTTACAATATGTTGCAACAGGTATGCATTTTCATATAATGAGTAAATTGCAGTTATTGTATGCCGAGAGAGCGTTTAGGCAAAATCCCAAGAACGAAGTCAACGAATTTGTACGCAAACGTGCAATACTTCAAAAAAAATGGCAACGTGCAGCTGAATTGTGCCCTAGTCTATATCAATATTTAAAGGATAATGTACACAATGACGAGTGAAATCTATCCGTTATTTTCTAAACCTGTTTTTATATGCAACGAATATCTTGACAGAAAAAGATTTGATGCTGAGATTGACTATGTTAAAAATCTAGAATTTAGAACAAACGAAAACGGAAATTTGGCTAGTTTAGATACAGATATTTTAGAAAATAAAGAATTATGTGAAATTAAAAAAATTGTTGAATTTGCAATTAATGAATACACAAAAAAGATTATGTTTTGGGATGAAAATACATTTTATATAACTCAGTCTTGGGCAAATATTACTAAACCATCAACTAGTCACCATAAGCATTATCACTTTAATAGTTTAATCAGCGGAGTATTTTATCTAAGTACAATTAAAGAAGATAACATTGTATTTTTTACCGATGATAAAAAGACTATTAGTTTAGAAAGCAGTAATTATGGAATATTTAACTCGACTAGTTTTAAAATTGCGATTAATAATAATTCAGTAGTAGTATTTCCGTCTTCTCTTATACATGGTGTCGAAGTTAATAACACAGATGAAGAAAGAATTAGCATTGCGTTCAATGTATTTGTTAAAGGTGCATTAGGCTCAAAAGAAAAATTAACATATTTAGAAATATAAAATTATGAAAAGAAATACAGCATTTTTTATTAACGGTGGTGCAGGAAGAATTATATGTTCAATTCCTGCGTTTGAACTGTACGAAAAAGAAAATCCGGATGACGATTTTATTATTATTATCGAGTATGGTATTGATCTCTTTAAGGGACATCCTACATTATTCAAAAGATGCTATGACTATGCTCATAGAAATTTATTTCGAGACAAGTTAGTAGATATGAATTTTGTGTCGCCAGAGCCATACCAAGTCTGGGAATATTATAATCAAAAAGCTAGTATTTCTCAAGCATTTGATTTGCTAATAAACAAAAAAGATCTCAGATATCTCCCTCCTCCTAAGCTAGTATTAAGCAATGAAGAATTGTTTGGCGGTATTGAAACTTTGAATACCGTCAAAAAAGAAAGTAAAAATAAGAAAGTTGTAATTTTTCAGCCTTTTGGTCGAGGATCTAATCTGACTAAGGAGCAAACTACTCCTGATATTTACGGTAAATCTTTTATTATGGACGATGTTATATCAATAGTGCAAAAATTAGAAAAAAAATATACAGTAGTTGTCATGAGTGAAAATGCTATAGATTTTAAAAATATTTGTGGTCAGGATTTTAATCAAATCACAAATATTAACTTACGCAAATGGTTTGGATTAATAAACGCAGCTGATTATTTTTTAGGATGTGATAGTGTAGGACAGCATATTGCATATGCCCTTTCTAAACCTGCCACCGTGGTGCTTGGTTCGACATTTAAAGAAAATGTATCGTATCCTGGATGCGATAGATTTGATATAATTGATTTTGGTGAAAATCGAAGAATGTACAGTCCTATTCGTATGTCTCTTGACGAAGTAGCAGATTCAAATAATGAAAGCATGATGAGAGTTACTCCTGATCAAATCGAAACCGTAATTAATTCTGTTGTTAAAAATATATCCAAATGATTAAACAATCTACTCTTTATCCATTATTTCCTACTATAGTTTATAAGAGCTCATTAGGTAGAGAATTAACATCATCCGAGGTTACTGAAATTTATTCTACCGAGGTTCTTGAACAAGGATTAGGCAATGATATATCTAACAATAGTTGGATACTTGATAACCCTATATTTTCAAATTTAAAAAACGAGTTAATGTTACACGTACATTCTTATATGAAAGAGTTAATGAAAATTGAAGTAGATCTGTACATGACTAATTCTTGGATTAATGTTACTGGTTTTCAAAAACAACATTCTGCGCACAGTCATACTAACAGTATATTATCGGGTGTGTATTATTTTAAAACTAGCGATAGTCAACCAAGTATATCATTTAATCGATTAACTCCGCCATTTTTCTTAAACATGAAATCTACTGAATATACACCTGCTAATTCTATTGAATGGACAGTACCGGTTGAAGACGGTGAGATTATTATATTTCCTAGTACTTGTTTTCATTATGTAAAACCAAACTTAACACAGAATGAAAGAATTAGCATTGCATTTAATACATTTGCACGAGGAACGATTGGTTCTGAAGTTCCAGGCGCAGATTTAGAATTAAAATAAGGTTATTATGAAAAAAACATCGTGGATTGCAGGAGTTACTCGAGGGCATAATGCTAGTGTATGCTTGCTCAAAGACGGAGAAATAGTATTTTCTATCGAAGAAGAAAGACTAAGTCGTAAAAAATACGACGGCGGCCCGTTTGCTGCAATGTTAAAAATACTTGATTATACAGATAAATTAGATTATATTGTAATTGCACATACACAAAGTTTAAAAGACACTGCTGGTAAAATTGATTTTACAGGCGATGACGTTTATACAGGCCTAGCACGTAAACTAGGATTAATTGATCGTAAAGCAGACATTTATAATCATCCACAAGTTATTGATTTAAGTCATATACATCATAAATTGCATGCAGCGTGTGCATTTTATCGATCTGGATTTACTGAAGCAGTTGCAGTAATTGTTGATGGCGCTGGAACTTTTATTCCATTGAATCTAGGTAATGAAAATGTAACTGGATGGGAAACTGAAAGTATATACACTTGTAATTATCCAAGTAAATTTAGTACGCTTTATAAGCATATTGGTGTACGTGGGCCGGCACCCGGTTACTTAATTCAAGATTTTGATAGCGGTTTGTACGATGAGCCGGGTAAGACGCATCACGCTTTAATTACAGATCGAGCAGGCATTACTAAAACATACGAAGCTGTAACTCAATATTGCGGTTGGAGTCCTATTGAAGCTGGTAAAACTATGGGGTTATTTCCTTATGGTAAAGATAATCCTGCAATACCTCCACTTTTTGATGATACAAGTATAGCACCTCTTGCTAATAGAAATATTGTAGTACCAACATACCCTAACGGTGCATTGATTAATACTGGATTATTTGAATTTTTAGATCAACATAATAATGATGATTTGACAATGCTAGAAAATCGAAGAGATCTTGCATATGCTTGCCAGACACAAACACAATCTCAAGTTGTTAAATTAATTCAACAAGCCGTAGATATAAGCGGACATAAAAATGTTGTGTTAAGCGGCGGGTATGGATTAAATTGTGTTGCTAATTATCATTACCTACAAGCTCTTAAAGACAACGGTATTAATTTCTATGTAGAACCTATTAGTAATGATGCTGGTACCGCTATTGGAGCAGCTCTAATGCATTGGCATTCATTAACAGGAAATCGTACTCCAGCAAAACATGATACATTGTATTTAGGCCCAGCTCATAGTTACACAACGGAACAAGTTATCGATATATCAATGCAACATGATGTTGAAATACAAGATGCTACTTATAGTGATATTGTAGAGTTATTAACTAAGAAAAACATTGTCACATTATTCCAAGGCTCTAGCGAAAACGGGCCACGGGCATTAGGAAATAGAAGTGTATTATTTGATCCACGGTTTGAAGATGGAAAAGATTTTGTTAATGGTGTAAAACATCGTGAATATTTCCGACCATTTGCTGGTAGTATTTTAGCAGAATATGCTAAAGAGTGGTTTGATTTACGTGGCATGGAAGACAGTCCTTTTATGATGTATGCTGTAAATTGCCAGCCTGGTGTTTCTGAAAAAATTCCAAGCATTATCCACGTAGATGGAACTTGCCGTATACAAACAGTTACGGAAGAACAAAACTTTCATTACTACAACTTAATCAAAGAATTTCATAATACAACAGGATGTCCCATCTTGTTCAATACTAGCTTCAACTTAGGTGGCGAACCGTTAGTTGAAACACTAGAAGATGCTATTTGGACGTTACAGCATTCTGATATCGAATATCTGTTTTTACCAGAATTCAACAAACTAATTACTATCAGGAACAGCTAATGAAACTGGCAATATTAGGCGCCGGCAGTTCTGGTATACAATCTGCTTGCCATTTTTTAGCATACCTTCCGGCAGGCTGGGAAGTTACACTGATATATAATCCTAACATTCCAGCCTTTGGTATCGGAGAAAGTACTAACGGAACATTTTCAAAAGCACTCAAAGCAGGTTTAAATTTTGATTTTGAAAAAGACATGCATCATCTTGATGCAACAATCAAATGGACTACTAAGTATGAAAATTGGAGGGATCAAGATTTTCATGGGCCGCTACTAACACTGGGCGACGGCGTATTTGCTTTGCATTTTAATACATTTAAATTAAAAGATTTTGCATTGCCCAGACTAAAAAATACATGGGGTAATAAATTCAAAATAATAGAAGGACATGTTAATTCGTTAGTAAATGGAGTAGAACATGCAACTGTAACTGTAGATGATGCAGAATATCAATATGATTTTGTAATGGATAGTAGAGGATTTTCTAATGATTTAGATAATTATTTTGTTCTACAAAGTCCAGTATTAAATCATGCGCTGATACATAATATTCCGGGCGATGGTACAGATTGGCAATATACTGTACATCGTGCTACTGTCGATGGGTGGATGTTTCAGATTCCTTTGTCTACTAGAATTAGTAATGGATATTTGTTTAACGATAATCTTGTTAGTATAGAAGATGCTAAGAAAAACTTTGCTAAAGAAATAAACATTTCAATAGAAGAATTAGAAAATATTGAATACAAATTTACTCCTTACTATGCAAAAAACGTTTTAGAGAATAGAATAATTAAAAATGGAAACACAGCATTATTCTTTGAACCAATGTTTGGTAATTCTTTATGGAATTATGATGCAATTAATAGATTGTTCTTTGAATATATTACAGGCGAAACTGACGACATAGCAATAAATTCTAGATACATTACACACGTTCATGCATTAAAAGATATGTTTTATTTCAAATATCACGGCGGATCTATTTATAGTACTGAATTTTGGAATAAAACTGTAAACGTATCAAAAGAAAAATTAAATGAAAGTATGAGTTTTCACAATGCATTGTTGTTGATGAAAAAAATAAAAACAAACAACTTTTATGGTAATTTTAATTGGGTCTATGGTCCAAGCGGACTTGATTTAGTAGATACGGTATTTGGTTACAATTATTTTAAAATTTAATCATAAGAATCCCGCAACTTGCGGGATTTTTTAATTTGTTAGTTGTTTATTCTTCAAGCGATTTACCACTTGCCGGAGCGGGTCGCTGAGGAGTTAACGGTACTAAATTAGGATCTACGTCGTCTGGCCAATCAGGATTGCTAGGAGGTGCAATATATATTGGTGGCTCAGGAAGCCATTTTGAATCAGAACTTGATAGCTGACCAGGTGCTTCTGGCCAAGAAATTTCAGCAATATCTTTGATATTTGTCAAATCAGTATCTGTCATATCTCGTAAGGCTGCTCGATATGCTCGCCATGATGCTTTTTCTTCATCAGATAATGGACTATCAGCTACTTGAGTCCAGTCACTCATTAGTAATTTATAACCCCTTGCTGGAAGAACCCAACGTCTCATTTTTTCGTGATTTGATAACTCCTGGACAATCCATTTTTGTTCAATGGTGCCATCTGGATTTTTAACAATATTTGTTCGAACTATATCTAGAACTTCATATTGCGGCATGATCCCTAGTCCAGGATTTTCGCCGTTAATTAGTTCTGCAAATCCATGTTCTTTTAATGATTCAGGCGTAATTGGCCCAATAAATTCAAAATAATGTTCTATGTTTTCTTCTGTTATTGGAAAATCTACTGGGTTTCCGTCTTCATCAATTTTAATATATAACGTCATTCTATGTTTGTCCTTTTAGATTAGATTAACTTGAAGCATTAGGGTAGCTTCTGCCTGAACCCCAAATAATTCTAACCGCTCCTGTGCCGCCCCAACCGCCGCCGTGTGATGTTCCGCCACCGCCGCCGCCACCGCCGTAGCAACCGCCTTGGCCGTAACCGTTGCCAATACCGTTGCTATATGGTTCTCCATGTCCACCGTTTTGGCCACCCGATCCTCCGCATCCTGAAATTCCGTTTGAGCCGCCAGCGCCGTTGGTTCCTTGGGTAATAATTCCAACGCCGCCGCCGCCTGCTGTACCGTAAGTTGAGCTATGATATTGACAAGCTGAGCCACCACCGCCGCCGTATCCACAGTTACAGTATGTATATGTATTGTTACAGCAATAACCAGCTGCGCCGCCGCCGCCGCCAGCTGTGCTGGACCATGCTACGTTTCCATAACTTGCACAATAGCCTGTGTTTGATCCACCCATGTATGCGCAACCTGCGCCGCATCCACAGCATCCGCCGTAGGCAATCATAAATGTGCTATCTCCGCAAAATACACTACAACCGCCTGGAGATTGACTCCAACAACCACCATTTCCTACGTTTACAAAATAGCCAGAACCTGGAGTTACAGGTATACCGTTGGCCCAGATTAATGCGCCACCGGCACCGCCGCAAACTGCCCAACCATAGTAACCGCCGCCGCCACCACCTACAACAATTGCAGACACACTGTTTACACCTGATGGTGCTGTCCAAGTGTAGTAGTTTTGTTCGCCGTTTGAGTTGCTGTTACCACCAAAACTTGAGTGGCCGCCGCGTCCAGTATACAATTGTGTTCCAGAAGGTATTGTGGTTGTAATTGCCCAAGAAAGTGCCTGATCAGTTGTATAAGGGCCGTCTGTAGCTCTAATTGTGAAATTATATGTTTGTGTGCCTGGAGATTGACTACAGTTACCGCTAATAACACCCGTAGTACCGTTTAAACTTAAACCAGGAGGTAAACTTCCGCTAACTAATGAATATGTAATCGTTCCAGTACCTGCGGTAGCAACAACTGTTGTGCTAAACGAACTGTTAACCAACCCTGAAGCACTACCAATACTTGTTGTACTCCATACTGGAATTTGGTTTAGTAACGACACATAAAATGTATACACAGCTCGTTGAGTGCCAACAGTGTCTGTAATAGTAACATCGACAGTATATGATGCATTTGCAGCGTTAGCCATGGTACCAGTTAGTACACCAGAGCTGTTTAATGATAATCCTGTTAATAGCGTAGTACCGCTAGTAATTGCATAACTTAAACTAGAACCGTTTGTAGATGATGCAGCTAGTGATTTTGATACGTTTGTATTGCTTTTGTTATATGTACCAAGAGTCAACGATGTTGTTGGTACACTAATAAAAGGACTTGACCACGCAACTGCATTACCTGCGCCTGCTTGGGCTAGGAATCCACCAGATGTTGCTAATCTTGCTGGTAAATTTTCCCATTCTAAATAATAGTTTGTACCGTCTGATACAATTTGTATTGTTTGACCTGCAGCAATACTTTGTACAGTTACTTGACTTCCGCCGGTGCCTGCAAATACTCCGGTAGGAGTTGTTACAGTCATCGTGTAAGTAGAATCATTCCAGTATGAAACTGATACTTTTGGAAAAGCACTAGGCGCCGGCAATGTAACATTATAACCTGCACTAGTTGCTGTAAGTTGTGTTAATTGTCCGCTACTAAAATATGTTTCTGTAAATGCTGTTGTAGCGGTCTTCGTTACCGACGAACCGCCTCCAGGATTTCCGCCCAGTGTATTGACTCTTCTTCCCATTTAATATCTCCAATATTTCAAGTTTATTTATCTGTAAAGTTAGCAGATAATTAAGTTGTTGATGTTTCTATACCCGTAACAACTACAGTACAACCAGTTGAACTTGCTCTACACAATACAATCTTTCCAGCATCCATTACAATACCGGTTCTTTCAAGAACACCGTTTGGTAGTAGTTGTGTTTCATATTCTAAATATTCTGTAGCCAACGCAGTACTACTAGCAGAAATTGATAATCTAATAGTAATAGTTGTTGTATTTCTGTTGCAAAATGATACATTCACAACGCTAAATGTATTGATTGGAACCGTATACGCTACTGTGTCAGTAGCTGCGTTGGTCATGTCAATCGCTCCTAATCTTCCTGATGCCATAATAAATTCTCCGTTATCTTAATAAAAAGTTGAATGCTAAAGGCATTCCATCGATTCCACCGGTAAAATTCATTTTACTCGGTACATTGATGTAAACGCCTGTTGTGGTTGTTATCGTGTTACCAGATACATAAATCACACCTGCCGTTAAGGTATTTACATTCAAATTACTTCCGCCGCCACCAATTTGGCTGCTTATATATGCTCTAATTGCCTTTTGAGTTGGCACAACATTGTCTGAATTAGCCGTAAAATACGGATCTGACGAGAATGAAGTAATTGTAGCATTGTATCCGCCTAATGAGGTAGTACCCAATGTCAGCGATGTTAGTCCTGCTAGCGAGAACGCACTAGCATTTAAAGTAGCAGAACCTGTACTTTGTACAACATTAAACAAGTTACCAACGTTAAAGTTACCATCTTGGTCAGTACTTGTAAAGAACACACGGCCACCGCCGTTTGCAATTGTTTGTTTTGTTGAATCTGCAGCTATTAGCGGAGTTCCTGGATAATTGGTGTTGGAGAAATTTCCAGTTCCAATATTTAAGAAATCATGTCCTGTTAATCGCACTTGACTATACTTAATTCTCATCGTAGTAGTAGTGTTGTGTGTAGGTGCATTAGCCACTGTTAATGCAGGATTAATATTAAAATATGCATTATTAGGAGTAAGTCCGCCGCCGCTTGATGTTACATTTGATACTGATACAAGTTTATAAACCGTACTATTACCAGAGAATACAACGTTTGCTCCTGATATTGGCGTTGTGTACAATCCTGATATATTAACATACGCACCAGTTTGGAACGAATCACTGTATCCATTACCGGACACTGTAGCACTTGCACTTACATATAATGATCCTCTACTTGCAAATGTCGGATTAGCAAGTGCGCCAACGCCAGTTCTGACTGTCCAAGTAGCTGCAATTGTTGCATTAGGATCAGTTATAGTCATTACAGGAGTAGTTGCATAACCACTTCCTGGCTCAATGATTCTAACTGAAGAAATACTACCAGCTGATGCAACAGCTCTGGCTTGTGTTGTTGCGCCTGCTACTATAGAATTTGCTGTAGTTGTTCCTGCAGTTATGGCTACCCATAACGGAGTACTAGTTGGATTTCCAAACGCAATTCCTTGCCAGTTTGTTCCAGTTAGTAGTGCTCTAGATGTCCAATTAATGCCGTCTTCAGAGGTAGCAACTGTTGTAGAATTAGCTGCAACTGCAAAGAACAAGCCTTGTCCGTAACGAACTTTTGTCCATTGTAACGTTGCAGGTAATCCTGCTGGACTAGCTACCCATGTAATTCCATCTAAAGAATATGCTGATGCATTACTTCCTGTAGCTATTGCAACAAAAATTCCTCTTCCGAATGCAACAGAACTCCAATATGCTGTAGTTGGCAAGGTTGCTGTAACCCAAGTTGTACCTGTTATGCTGTATGCTGCTTGTGTTCCACCTGCAGCAATCGCTACGTATGTTCCGTTGCCATATGCTACTCCAGACCATGATGTGCTAGCTGGTAATGCTCCAGTTGCTGCCCACGATGAGCCGTTTGACGAATATGAAGCTGCTGTTGAACCAGATGCCACAGCCATAAAAACTCCATTACCGTAACATATTGCACTCCACGAACCTGCTTGTAATGCGCCGCCTAATGTCCAAGATGTACCAGTGGATGTTGTTGTTGATGAAGTACCAGCACCAATTGCTACAAATACACCAGCACCGTATGCTATTGAAGTCCATGCTCCTGATGCAGATAGTGCTCCACCGGATGTCCAAGATGTACCATTAGTACTATATTGGTTTGCAGTTCCGCTATTGGCAATTGCAATATATCTACCACCGCTACCTGTACCAGTAAATGTAAAGTTTGTGATTGATCCGCTAACTCCAATATTAGTTACTACGATATTAATGGCATTACTTGCCGAGCCTCCTAAACTAGTTCCTGCTATTACTAGTACTTCCCCAATTACATATCCGCCGCCGGATGCACTTTGGGTAACTGCGTAAGATACTCCAGTTTTAACTACATTAAACGTAGCTAGTGTTCCTGCGCCTGAGCTTGTACTACTTATGTTAGAATATGTAACAACATCATCACCGTATACACAATCAATCCATGTTCCTGATATTTGTGTAGAACTAGTTGGAGTGAAAGATGGACTGGAGAATGTTAGTCGAGGTTCAATAATGTATTGAGTGGTAACGTCTAAATTAGCTACAATAGGAGTTCCTAGAACAACGTGATCCCACCCAGCTGCATATACTGATACAGGCGATGGTGATGAGCTAGTAATTATTATTGCACTTGTAGCAACGCTACTAGTACCAACACTGAATAAATTACTGTTAGGAACTACAGCCATTGCATAATATAATGTAGCAGGTAATAAATTTGTTCCTACCGTGGCGCTTACATACATAGGCATGCCGTTATAAACACTAACGTTGCTACCAACTGTTAATGTATTTTGTGTAGCAGAAATAGCTGCACTAGTACGTGTTTGACTTGCACTGACACTATAGCTTAAACTTGTTGTTGGCGTTCCAGTTGCAGTTTGATTAATACCGTATGTTCCTAATCCGCCAGCTGTGTAAACACTTGTTGACCCGCTTACGTTACCGACTAACGTGTTACTAATAGTAATTATACCTGTAAGATAGTTAACCGCAGTTACATATGTGTTAGCAAGCATACCGCTAATTGGTGCAATAAATTGTCCAATTACTACATTACTAATAGAACCAACGGTAAACGAAGTCAATGTTATTGAAGTAGTTCCGCTAGTTCCAGTGAATGTAGCTGTTGCAAGAGCTGTGGCTCCTGTTGCGCTAATTTGCGCTACAATATAAGTTCCAGCTGTTATAGCTCCACCAAGCAATAAAGCATACGGTGTTATACCAGTACTTGTTGCGCCAGCTGATAACAATATACTGGAAACGTTAGTTACCGTACCAGCTGTTGGCGTAGTACCTCCAAAAACTGTATATGTTATACTAGTAGTACTAACAATACTTGTAACTAATACGCTAGTAGGACTTCCACCGTATAATGTTCCAGTACCAGTTGTTGCTGTTATTGGCATACCGACATAAAATCCAGTTGTTGAACTCATGTTGGTAATAGTGGCTGACCAGGGACCAGTTCCTGTAATTGAGCCAATTGTTCCAGTAGTGCTACCAATAACACTTGCAAGACTTGCTGAGCCAATTGTTCCACTATTAGTACTAGTAATATATGTTCCAGCTGTAATAGTTCCAGCACTAGTTAAAATCATACCAGGAGTAAATGATCCAGTAAGTGTTCCAGTAGCTGTCATATAGCCACCGCCTGCGCCAGTCGTATTAGGATTAATGATTGCGGCGGTATTGCTTGCACTAGCATTTGTTGTCACAGTAATAGTTAAAGGTGCAAAACTTTCTTTAGCCATTAATGCAATTTTACTTCCTGAATTGAAATCAGCAACAAAACCTGTTTGTCCTACACCTGCACCGCCAATTAGATTTAATCGCATACCTTTGTATGCATTAGTAATTCCAATATCAGTTGCCGCAATTGTTATTTGGTATGTATTACCAGTCTGTCCTGTATTTGTAATGGTAACATAACTAGATCCGTTTGTTAATAAACGAACTTCATAAGCAGCATTATCTCTAAATTCATTTGCAACAGCACTTACTCCATATCCAGTTGAACTATTAAACGAATATGTTGCTGTATTGTAAGCAGAACCTGCATTAGAATATTCTAAACGGTAAATTTTATTTGAATTATCTGTATATACGTTAGCAATCTGTGCTTGAAATGCTCTATTGTTTACGTTTGCAATAATTGGAGTTTCTGAAGCATCGTAACCTTCTGCTACTACACCAAATGTTCCATAAGAACTATTTCCATTAGTAGCACGAATTTTACCACCAGCTTCTGCTAGATATCCTGCTGTGTTATAGTATGCAAACACTGAAACTAATTCAGTTAAGGCATTAGATCCAGTGCACCAGCAACCAATACCATCACTTAGTACCTGTGTGAAATCGTTGGCAACTATACTTCTGTTTCCGCCGTTGTGCAATGTTCCGTCAATTTTTAATCCAACACATGCAGTACCAAATGTAGTAACGTTTTGTACATAAGGCGATTTTCTAAAAATCCACACTGAAGAATCTGCTGGCCCGGTGCCTGGATCTAAACTTACATAAGCACCTGCTGTTGGTCTGTACGATCCAAATGCATTTGCAGATGTTAACGTTCCTGTTAAACCAGATAAAGTCATATTTCTGATGCCGGCGCCATTTCGTACATAGAACATGTTAGCTGTATTATAACTTGCAACTAATGATGTACTACTAATTGACCAACCATTAATATTATTAACAGTATATGTTCCTGTTCCGCCAGCATAGAAGAAATAAACTGTAGTACTAACGCCTGAAGTTAATTCGTTGCTTAATTTTATTGTTGTGCCATTGATAGAAGTTACATATGTATTTGCTGGAATACCGCTGATAGCACCGCCGTTACCCGATACAAACATACCAACAGCAATACCAGTATTGCTGGTTACGGTTAAGTTAAAACTTCCGCTTGAACCTGTTGACGCTGTATTCGCTGCCGCTGTACTACTTGCACCAGTTAGTTGTGCTGTTATTTGTAATGGTGCTGTAATTGTTGCAGAACCGCTTACAAACATTCCGCTTATAATATTACCAGTTGCTGTAAAAGTAGTACCAGTAATAGTAGCTGCTGGAGTTAAAGTTATATATGTTCCGGCAAGAGCATTTGCATAACTACTTGAGAGTGTTAAAGTCGTAGCAGTTAAAACAGCTCCTACAAAATATGTGCCAGCTGATACACCGCCACCGCCAGTGCCAGTAATAACAAATTTGTTACCAGTTTGCAAACCGGTTGTACTAGCAACTGTAAGTACACCGCCGCTACCAGTTGATCCGTAAATACCAACTGCTGCAGCCGTAATATTTTGACTTGATAAAATTGATGTGATTGCTGATGCTGTAAGGGTATTACCGCTCACAGAACCAGTAAATCCAGCCGAAGTGATTAGAGGTTCAACAACAACACCACGTAGTTCATCACCAACTAGTGCTGTATTTTCAGCTACGCTGATAGGAAGTACTTCTTGGTATGTTCCATTTTTAATATTAATTGTGCTAGTAACACCTTGGTTTGCAGGAGGAATACTTGCTGTACTTTGAGCTGTTAATGCTGTTGTAATTATTCCAAATAATGTAGTAATAGCGGAACTTGAACCAGTTTCAGCTGTATAGTTAGTATCAATTGCCTGACTAATAGCAGATCCTGCAATATTTCCACCGCTAGTATATGATGCTGTATTTGTACTTGAAACAGTTACACTAGTTGCTGATAATGCTACTACTGTATATGTTGTATTATAGCTAGTAGGGACAACTGAAGTAACTGTTATAGTTTCACCTATAACAAATGGTGAACGAGTTTGCGATGCAAAACTAAACGTTACTTGGTTATTCAAACTAGTAATACCAGTAATTGCTAGCGTTGTTAATGCCGCAGATCCACCTGTTGTATTTTGATAAGTTGATGCTGGCGCACTATTAGCTATAATATTTTGTGAAATTGTAGCAAGACGACCTAACGATGCAATAATAAATGGCATTGCGTTTGTTGTTGCTGTATTATAGAATAAATTAGATCCTTGTTGGAAATAAGAATATGCTGCAGCTACTGTTTGACTATTGCCGCCACGTGCCAGGTCGTATATGATTGCATCTATAACATATCCTGCATCACGCTGAGTTTTATACGGATCGTAAACTGACGAACCGCTAAATGGTGTGTTATTATTGGCTGCTTGATATGTCATCCAATTGTACATTTCAGCTACTAAGAAATTTTTGTTTTTTGTTAGTAGCGTTGTAGTATTTGTAAATGCTGTTCCAGCTAATACTTGGGCACAAGCATATGCAATAGTTTTCCATGGGCGGTCTAATGTATTTCCATATGAAGGCAACGGTGCATCTACACCATTAGTTGCAGACACATAGAACACATTACTAACGACACCAAAATAATTCCAAGCAGGGATACCTGAAGGAGTTACTCCAAGTATTTGTCCTGATGATCCAATTGGCAATCTTGTTGGTCCTGACGGGCCTTGATATATCATATCGCCCTGTGTGGTCATAACACTTGTAATTGCACCAGCTGCTAGTAAATTCCAATATGCTCCAACTGTGTCACTTGCTGGTGAATTTCCGCTAGATGCGGTATGTGCTTGTACACAAATAAAACTGCTATTGCCGTATGTAATAGCATCGCCTAGTACATATATTGTACTGGTCGCCCAAGTTGTTGAATAACCAGTATTAGTAACAGCACCAATCACGCCGCTTGTTTGTGCCGATACTGTTACAATGATATCATTTGCTGGACTAATTCCGCCAACACTTGTTCCTAAAATTTTAATAGTATCGTTAGTAGCATAACCTGTACCACCTGCATTCTTTACAACAAGATAATAAGTGTTGCTTATAGTAACATTAAATGTAGCGTCTTGTCCAGTACCTACAACATTGGTTCCTGTAACTCCTGTGAATGTTTGAGAACTTGGATTCCAATAAATTCCACTATTGAGTCTAGACCAGTATGTTGCATTGCCTGTACCTTGTACTGAAGTTGCGTTCGGTGCATCAAGTAATGCCGTATAAGTATAACCGTTTTGACGTACTACATCGCCTACTTTATAACTTTGAGTTCCGTCAAATAATGCATCACCTCTGAAATTAAATCCAGTAGTAAACAACTGCCAATTTCCGCCTGATGCAAGTACATCGCTTTCAGGATTTACACTGGTGTTTAGTCTTTGCGCTATAAAAGCATAGCCACCGTATGTAACTAAATCACCAATTTGATAAACTACTCCGGTAGTCCAACTATTATAAAATTGCAGGCCGGCAATAAAAATTGACCAAGAATTTGAATCAAATGCTGTTTGAGAAGTATGATATGCTGTACAAATATAAACATCCGCACCGTATTTTACAACGTCATTAACTTTATAACGAACAGAACTAGGACTCCATGTTCCTAAATAATTAATACCCTTGTTAAAGTAGTCCCACTTGCCTTGATCGGCTTCTAAGCCCGATGTTGCAGATGATGCACTGGTATGTCCAAGATTACATATGTAAGTTTGGCCGCCGTAAAGCACAACATCATTGATACGATATCTAGTAGATGTAGTCCATCCAGCAGATATCCAATTAAGACCTTTAGTATAAACATCCCAATAACTTGATTGATCTTCAAGACCTAATGTTGTTGTTGCAGAACTAGTATGCCCTGTATTACAATAGTATGATATACCGTTATATTTTACAACATCTCCAATTTTGTATCTAGTTGATGTATTCCATCCAGCGGATACCCAATTAAAACCAGTTGCATACAAGTTCCATTTTCCAATATCTGCTTCTAAACCTGTTGTAGTTTCGGTGCCAGCTGTGCCCGTGCCAAGACTTGAACTACTAGTATGCCCTGTTGTACAAATATATAATCTTCCGCCATACGCTACAAGATCATTAACTTTATAATAGGTACTAACGGCCCAATTGTTCATCCAAGTGGAGCCGTCTGACACTTGTTGCCAGTAGGAATTTACAGTTAAATCTGTATAAAAATTAGCGTTAGGTGTGTGACCAGTGACACACATATATGTTTTGCCGCCGTATCGAACGATATCGTCTTTAACATAAGTTGCTGTGGCACTAGACCATGCACCTTGCCATATAAAACGTAATCTTCCTAATTTAAATTCTGCCATTGTAAGCTCCAAAAACTATCAAGTTATTATATTTATTTAAAATTATCATTATGTAAAATCAAATCCTGATTTTAAAAACATTGTCATTGCAGGCATATTTCCGTTAATGCCTTTTGTTATTAATACTTTTTTAGCCATTTTTACCGATCCGCCAGCTGTATTGTAAATTCGTTGATTTCCAATTGCTGTAACACCTGCTGTTAATAATGCGGTAAATGCATTTGATCCACCGTTGGCAATATTTCTGGACAGATATGCCTTAATTGCTTTTTGGGTTGGAACAACTACATCGGAGTTTTGTAAGAAATACGCATCAGTTGAAAAAGAATTTACCGTTATGGTTGGGGATCCTAACAAGGTTAAACTTGTGATACCGCCAATATTAACAACACTTGCTGCAAGTGTAACTATTCCCGATGCTTGCTGTACAGCAAATAATCCACCTACGTTAAAGTTTCCGTCTTGATTTGTACTTGTATAAAATACTCGTCCGGTATTGTTTTCAACAGTTTGGAATGTTTCGTTCGCTGTTCTTACATCCACATTTGGATAGTTTGTACTAGAGAAGTTTCCAGTTCCAATAAGTAGAAAGTCGTGTCCTGTTAATCGAACTTGACTATATTTTTGTCGTATAGTTACACCTTGTCCGTGTATAGGGCTTATACTCCTATCAATATCTGGTGTTACCTGCAAAGTAGCAACACCGCCTACCAAAGATGTATAGTTTAAAACTATTTTATAAACTGTAGATACTCCAGTAATAACCAGGTTAGATCCAACAGCTGGTAACGATGCTAAATTATTCAAAGTAAGGTAACTAGATATTTGATAACTATCTGCAAAACCATCACCAGTTAGTGTACATTTTGTAGTTGACGTTTGATATCCGTTACCCCTATTAGTAAATGATGGGTTACCAAGTACTCCTGTAGCTGTTCTACATAAAGTAGTTGCCGCTGTTCCACTACTTAAGGCTATATTTGGATCTGTTATAGTTGCAGTAGGAGTCGAACTATAGCTTGATCCTGGTTCCCACATTCTAATAGAACTAATTTTACCAGATGCTACTACAGTTCTTCCACGAGCTGTTGCTCCTGCTGTAATAATTGATGTTAAACTAGTACTTTGCCCTGCACCGCCTGTGATAGCTACCCATCTTGGAGTTACTAAGCCGCCAATAGTTGGGTTGCCAAAAGCAATTCCTACCCAGTTTGATACTTGAGGTAATAATCGAGTGATCCAATTTAAACCGTCTTGACTGGTTGCTCCAATTGTTGAAGATAATGCTACAGCAAAAAATAAACCTTGAGCATACGAAACTTTGGACCAGTTTTGTGTACTAGGCAATCCGTTACTAGCAATCCAAGTAATACCATCAAAAGAATATGCAGATACTGTTCCTCCACTGGCAATTGCTACAAATCTTCCGTTGCCGTAAGAAACACTAGTCCAAACAGCTGATACTGGCATAGTTGTCAGCGTCCATGTTCCGCCATCGTTAGTACTATAGGCGGCTGTTGTAGTTGATACAGACTGTCCGGCTACCGCAACCCATGTAGCTGGTCCAGATCCGTAAACTACTCCGCACCATGTAGTGGTACTAGGTAAACTACCATTTTGTATCCAAACAGTTCCAGTTGTAGTATATGCTGTATAAGTTGCACCTATAGCTATAAATTTATTATTACCGTAAGCAACTGATGACCATAAATCTGATATTGGTAATGTAGATTGTATCCATACTCCTGGAGTCGTTGAATATGCAACTGTAGTTGCGCCTGCGGCTACTGTTACATAATAAGTTGTTCCGCTAATTTTTCCTGCTGCTAAAGAAGTGTATACTGCAGCATTAATGAATGTACTAGTCCACGATGTTCCGTTGGTAGAATATAAGGAATTACCAGATTGGTCTACTGAAACATAATATCCGTTACTATAGACAATTGAACTCCACGATGATGCTATTGGCAACACACCTGATGTAGAAGTATATGCAGGATCACTAAAAACTACTCTAGCTTCAACTGAATATACTGTTGTTGAATCCAATGTAGATGCTATAGGAGTTCCTGGCAAAATATTATCCCAACCTGCTAAACTAGTAGAATCTGCGTATATTGTTGCTGTTTTTGTGCTCGTATTATATGATTGGATATATCCGTATTGTCCAACTCCAGTTCCGCTAGTAATAAAAACACGCAGACCTAAATAATTA